CAAAGATGATAATTTTTCAAAATCTGTAGGCAATGAATGAAAATAATGTTCCATGATAATTCTTTATCTCTTAGAGGCACAACAATAGCATTATATGACTATGCTTACTACAATCAGGAAATTTTAGGAAATGAGAGTATAATTGTGTTTAATGGAACTGATAGAAATACTAGTGAGGGTGTTGTAGATAAATTCAAAAAAAGTTTCAACGTATTATCATATGGTGATTATTCTGATGTTGATAAATTATTAGAAAGTGAAAAATGCGATAAAATATACATAATTAAATCAGGTGAAAGAAATCATCAAGTATCAAAATATTGTGACACTCTTATCCACGCAGTATTCCCCCAACATGTTTCGCAACAACATGGTTCTCGTTATGCCTTTGTTTCTGAATGGCTGTCTAAGGAATGTTCTAATTATCAGATAGAAAATGTTCCTCATATGATAAATTTATATGATGTTGATGAAAACTTTAGAAGTGAATTTGGAATTAGAAAAGATGATTATGTTTTTGGGCGATATGGGGGTTATGAGACATTTGACATAGACTTTGTAAAAGTTGAGATTGCTATTACATTAGAAGAAAATAAAAATTATTGGTTTGTTTTTATGAATACTGAGAAATTCATAAATCATCCTAGGGTTATTTTCTTAAATTCTACAGGTGACATGTTAATAAAACGTAAATATATAAACACCTGTGATTTTATGATACACGCCCGACATCGTGGAGAATCTTTTGGATTGTCTGTTTTAGAATTTGCATGTTTGAATAAACAAATTATAACATACGGACAATCTCAAGAAAAATCGCACTTAATGTATTTAGGAGAGAATTGTCATGTGTATAATAATGCTCACGAATTACGACATATTTTCAAGAATATTAAGAAAGATCAATTTAATACTCTATATCTAAATGATATATTTTCGCCAAGTGTTATTATGCAAAAATTTAATAATGTTTTTTTGGCATAAACTGTAATAATAAGAAAAAAGGAGAATTGACATGTTAAAAAGACTCGCTAATTGGCTCAGGGTTAAATTACTAGGAATCAAACCCGGAATCGACATCGAAATTATAGGCACTGTTGCTATAATCAGGATAGATGCAGGACGCCTACCACCCCAGAAAGCAGAGGAATACGCTAAGCGAAATGCTGAGCTTTTCACTGCCGAGATTAAAGCCGCGATGGGCATTACGGCTGCTATCTTCGTACCATATACCAGAGGATAATTTCAAATGAAAAGGCCAGTAATCTACTATCATCTCTGGAGAGAGGGTAGTTGGGAATCAGTAAATGCTCAAATCTTTACAAAAATAGTAGAATCTGGACTTGCTGATTTCTGCGACTCTATTAACATCTGCGTGAATGATCAGAATCCAGTAGATAATATCAATTTACACGGGCTTCCTGATGATAAGGTATCATTCAGGTCAGTGAAGAACACCCGGACAGAATGGCCTACGATAGAAGCCGCCTACGAGGACAATGTGAACCTTACAGGGGTTCCTGTGCTCTACTTGCACAGTAAGGGTGCTAGTTACGCTCAAGACGATCCTAGGAGCCAAGGCGTTCGAAGCTGGGTGGATGGGTTGCTGTACTACGTCGTAGAAGATTGGAGAACATGTTTCTCTATGCTACGAGGTGGAGCTATTTCAGTAGGGGCCAATAAGAGGAACGATCCAACTCCTCACTATTCTGGTAATTTTTGGTGGATAATGTCGGATGCTTTCAGGGGGTTGCCAAATCCTAAGCTCCAAGATCAGAGCTTCAATAATAGACACGGTGCAGAATTCTGGATTAGTCATTTAGGTACAAATAATCTAAAGAATAATGGATTGGTTGGATTCGATTACCATAAGCTAATACCTCGTGAGATGTATGCTAAACCATTGAAGATCTCTAGGGACGTGAAGAATATATGCATTCACGTTGACTCGAAGATGGATTTGACTCCATTTAAGAATTCAATGTTACCTCATGAAGTGTATCAGAACGGATATACTTCATATTCAATTTCATATCTTGATTACATTATAGACAATTACGAAAGTCTACCTGAATATACATATTTTATTAGAACGAGCCAACTAGTATCACACGCACCTGACCTTTTTGATCGAGTTGAGAGGTCAGTATCATCTGGATATGAGGCATTGTCTCGAAACATTGTGAACAGCAATAGGAATGGAGAACCACATCATCCCGGATTGCCTTTACAGAGGTTCTGGGATGCTATATATCCTGAATATTCATGTCCAGACTCCTTCACATTTGGAGCAGGTGCTCAGTTTGTCGCAAGTAGAGATGCAATTCTACGTAATTCACTAGATTTTTATATTAATGTCAGAGAGTTAATTTCAAAGAGAGCATCTCCGCCTGAAGATTTCATATTGGAGCGCATGTGGAGTTATATTTTTGGAGAAAAGTCAGCCCCTTTGATGGATTTTGACCTACAAGTCTTTATCTTTAATTACGGTCAAATGGATAATGCGCTGAAGCTGAGGAGCCAATTTGATGAAATAGGAGTTCAGGCGGTAATATTAGATAGTGATAGTGGTAATGATGTTCCAGACCTCGATTACGTATATTCGTTCGATAACATTTACTATAGTGGATTATGGAATGAGGCACTTGGAATGCTGGTTGGAAGTCATATGATGATCATAACTTCTGACGTTACCATTCCTGAAGCTAGAAAATTGGTGAATAATGCGAAATCTTTCTTTAGATCAGACAGGGCCGCAATTTATGCCCCTAATGTGAATTTCACTTTCTGGAACTATGATCCATCGGCGCTACCTGATCATTCGCGGGACATTAAGATTGTTCCTAATACAGATGGAATGTGCTGGATGCTATCTGCAGATGCCGCATATTCAGTTGGAAATGTAGATAATGAAATAAATAAGATTGGTTTTGGAATAGACCTATTAGCCGCAATGTTCGCGAAGAAAGACGGGAAACTTGTAGGCAGGGATTATTCTATTACAGTGTCTCATCCACAGACTAGATCGTATGATAGTAGTGAAGCTGAGAAGCAAGAATTCGCTTGGATAAATTCTTTAGGGTATCTTCGAGAGTATATTCAATATCGAAATCACTACAGTATGAGCTTCTTGATGTGATTGGATGGGCTTAGGGCCTCTCCTCTGCTACAATAAGTTCATGCGTAAGCGTCTTGTGATTGAGAAAGACGAGGAGATGTATCATACCCTCGTCAGATTGCTATTAGAAGTTTCCGAATCACTTCGAAGAGACTTTACTGCAATGGCGGACGGTAATTCATATTCCACCGTTAAGAGAGTTAGAAAACACTTGACAAATATGCGTAAAATTATTAAAGAGATGAGTGTAGCTACCGCAGATAAAAGGGAGAAAATAGTAGAGGCTCAATGGGGTGGGGTAGTACCTGCAAAATATAACAGGGCCAATAGAAAAAGAAAGGCAGAATCAGAACCGCTGATTCTATGAGGTTAAAATGGAACACCAAGTACTAATAGTAGACAATTCATATAAGCCAATGGCAGTTGTAGGATGGGAAGAAGCTATCTCCAATGTGCTTAGTGATAGGTTTTCTGTTCTTGACTATAGTAATAAAATTGTTCATTCAGCCAACGATCAATGGTATCTCCCTGAAATCATAGTAGCCCCTCGCTCTTTGCGTATTAGCAAGCGAGTTAAATTCGACTATGACGCAATTAACGATAGAGATAATAACGTATGTGCATATTGTGGAGAGAAATTCTCTTCTAGGTACATGACTGTGGATCATATTGTTCCTGTTGTTAAGGGTGGAAAAGATAGTTGGTTGAATTGCATTAGTGCATGCAAGAGTTGCAATAATCGTAAGGCTGGAAGAACCCCTGAAGAAGCTGGAATGAAGCTACTATATCAGCCAATCGAACCAAAGACAACGCTTGAATTGGCATTGTATAAGATGAGATTGAAAGATGAATGGCTACCTTATATGCCAATGGTTATATTGAATAATCTTAAGCAATTGAAAGAAAGAACTGAAAATGCAGAGCAGACAGCAAATAATAGATTTCTGTGAGAGAAGTGAGATCGAAGTTCTTCTTTTACCTGAAGAGTTCGACGGTGCAATCGTCGGACTCTCTATTAAATTTAACGAATATTCTGTGACATACGACGCCAGAAAATGCATTGAATGTCTAATAGCACATGATGATATGGACGAGGAATCTGCAATAGAATATTTTGAATTTAATATAGCTGGATCTTATGTTGGATCTAATACGCCGACTTTCATAGTTGACATCATGTAACACTTAAAGTATTATGTTTGCATGGACAGCAGAAAGGCTACCGTGCGAAATAAAAACATTTGTGAAGATTCTTTGTACCTGAAGGAACCTTTTCCTTCAGACGTTCAAATTGAATTAGTGAAATTGGCCAAACAAGGATCTAAAGAAGCTAAAGATTTGCTAGTTGAATCGAATTTGCGATTTGTTCGAAGGGTTGTATCTAAGTATCCACCTAGCGACGAATATACTACAACTGATTTAGTCAACGAGGGCGCGAGAGGTATTATCTCGGCCATTGATAAATTCAATGTTGATAAGGGCATCAAATTCATGTCATTTGCTGTGTGGTGGATTAAGCATTACATCTCATATTACATCAGATGTAAGTCCAGACTAATTCACCAGCCTCACAATAAGCAAGAAGATATGGGATTTTCTTATATTCCGTTGGATAGCAGACGAGAATTTGGCGATTCAGATAGTCAATCTACATTTGGTGATAGTATCATACAAACAACATTTAGTGACTCTGAAGAAAATTTGGAATCCAAGAAAGTTGCGATAGCGATTGAAGCTCTTTTGAATGATATTCCTGAAGATGAATCCATGGTCATTAGACTCAGGTGTGGATTTACTAAAGAAATAATGACGTTCGAAGAAATTTCGCAAGAGACTCAGATTCACCGGAAAAAGCTATATCGTATTCATGAACGTGGCATTAAACGCCTCCGAAAGAATATTACTTTTTCTCCACATAAGGAAGATTTGTTACAATATCTTCAGACGGAGTAATAGCCGAAGGAGATATTGATGTCTGAAGAAAAGAAACTAGGTCGCCCTTTTGGAAACAGAGTTTTAGTACAGCGAATCGAACATGAGAAGAAGGGTCAGTTAATCTTATCTGGCAACATGAGTTCTGATGGACGATTTGTAAAGGGAATCATAGTTGCAGTCGGTGATCCAATTCCTAATATTGCGGGTATTGAGAGAGATCCCGGCATTAAGGTTGGAGAAGTTATTCTATATAACCCATATAATGCGGTTAAGATTAGTTTCCCCGGAGATATTACTTACTATGATTCGATGTCATATGATCAAATTCTTCACGTATTTGATGAAACGGTTGACTTGGTCGAACATAGTGATCTGATTCCTAAGGATCAGCAAAGGGCAGGCAATTACTTCTAATCAGAGGCCATCGAACGATGGCTTCTCTGTTAAAATAGACTACAGAGGTCAACAATGGCGCAAACCCTACATCCTAACGAAGTAGCATTTCTACAGCGATTTTTGGATCATGAAGATATTGCTTCGATTAGTTACATATTGAGATCAATCATAAGCGGGGTTGATCTCACTAGAGACGATCTTCTCAAGGTTGAAGATCATTTAATGGATAGGGGAAATGAATTAGAAGAAGAGGGACTAGATGTGCCACAGTGGTTTGAAGGGATCCGAACTATTATAGCGAGACTAATAAATTCCCCTCAGAGTGGCATAGAAAGTAGCAAGACTGCACCGCCGCTAGGAATGCAACAGTTTGGTCCTCCTCAAGTACAGCAGACCCCCCTGCCCAAGAAAGAACGGAAACAAAGGGCTAAACCTGTCAATGAAGAACCTAAGCCTTCGAAGAAGGACAAATATAAGGATGGGGAATTAACTCCAGACAATATACCTGTCTATCTGAGAGAGATTCACGAAATAATCAATCAAGTAGTTGAAGCTCGATGCCAAGAAGAAATCGAGCGTAGAGAAGTAGCTGAAAAGAAATTAGCACAGCTTCAAAAAATTCTCGGAGGGCTATAATGAAGATGGCAAAGGAAAAGGCCCCTAAGAAGGTCGGAAGATGGTCAAAAATCACACATGAGATCGCAACATATCGATACATGGTAAATGATGAAGAAGTAGCTGCAATTTTTCCAAAAGAAACCAGAGACGGCAAGATTGCTTGGGGATATTTCGTCAAGCGCATTGGAAAAGCCAAGGAAATAAACATAAACAATTATGAAGAGGCACCTATTAAGTTAGAACCTCATTACGCAAAGAAGCGTGATGTGAAGAATGCTGTTGAATCAGCAGTTGAGGTTATTGCATGGCCTCAGTAGCACCTTGGGAATTCGTTTCCAACGTACTGAACGGGTCAGACGATTATGAAGGGTACAACACTTTTCTAACTAATCGCACGTTATCTAGTAATCCTCAGATGTTTGGATCTAGGGTATTCGAATATATCAATTCATATGAGTGGTCATCTGTCCCAGAACCTGTTAGGGCAATGATTACTGCCAACCTACTAAGAAGAATCAAAAGGTTTAATTATAAGTACGTGAAAAACGGAAAAGTAACTAAACTATGGCAAGACGAAGATATTCAAATTGTAATGTTAAGACTTAATTGTAGTGAAGTAGATGCGCAAATATATATTCAAGAGAAATTTATTAGTCAAGAGAAATTAGATAAATGGAAGCAAGAGGGATTCTATAAATGATCTTGGATGGAATGAGAAAGGCCGTTTCTTATCTAGAAGCTAAGTTTGGTGGAGAATCTTTACCAGACATTCAGATGCAGCGGCTTGCTAAATGTTTTTCTTGCGAATGGATGTTGACTGAGAGAAGAAATTCCTCAGGTAACCTAGATGCCGCAGGTAACCCAGTAGAGAATCCATATTACTATTGCAAGAAATGTGGATGCCCTAAGACTCGATTTTGGCCTGATTCTGAATTGAGAAAGAAAGTTACTTTCGATAAAGCGGTTTGTCCATTGAGTAAATGGGATAGATAAATGGAAACTCCTGTACTGGTTGCAGGAGTTACTCCGTTGTGGTGTATACGCTCATGGTGTAAACACAATGGGTTAAAAAATCCTGCAATACTCAACAAACTCATAATTACTCAAGAAACGGCTCACATTGCAGATCATGCAGTGAAGTTTGCCGCATTGAGCAAAGAGACAAATGGACAACGAATATTCGTTGCCTGTTTTAAGAATGCTCAGGTTTCGGGTATTTACCTTACCTCTGTAAGAGAAATAACTGTAAAAGGATAAATAAGACCATGGCCAGTAAAGCACTTGATATAATAGCAATGTCAGAAGCAATTGGAGCATCTGCTCCTATGTCTGACGACGAAGGCGTTCTTAGACACGCCCCAAACAGCGCCCCAACATATAATAGGGCGTTAAGAGATAGAAAACCTCCCGTCGAAATCAACCAAGAATTTCTGGATAAGCATAAGGAAAAGGCTTTAGCTGGTAAATCTATAGTTGAATTGGCTGAAAAGATTGGTAATCAGGGTCTTGAAGGCGCTGACGTATTCAATCAGGACTTGGATTCTGTTTCTGCCGCTAGAAATAAGGCATGCCGTGTCCTAAATGAAGCAATTCAACTTCTATCCGAAGGCGATCTTGATTATTGGTGTCCAGACGATGCAACAAGGCAAGCTGCACCTAAGATTAAGGTGATTTTAGAGAAGTTCAGTTCGAGGTTCATATAATGTCCGAAGTGCGGATATGCGGGGTGACAGAAGTACCGTCTTTCATAGAGCAGTACCAAATTAAGAAACTGTTATCTTGCCTATCCAAATATGAATTATATGATAAAATGTATGGATTTACTCAATCTGTGATAGATTTGAATCCTACCTATTGGAAAGATCCTAATAATTGGATGCGATTGAATATGGATGATGTATCTCGACCTAACTTAGAAGATGCACCTAATATGGAAGAAATCGTGAAGGGTATAACATTTGGTGCAAGTGCTATCAAGGCTGGACAGAACCTCTTGGTGCATTGCCAGCTAGGTCTATCCAGATCCCCCGCCATGGCGATAGGAAGCCTGCTAGGGGCGGGGGAGACGATTGAAGGTGCCTACACTAGGGTCAAGCAAGTAAGGCCAAGAATCAACCCCAATCCACTTATAATTACACTCATAGACGAATATCTCAAGCTAAATGGCGAACTAGTAAAATATAATGATGAATTCAGGGGCAATAACCGAAAAGAATTGGGCATTGAATACAATAAGTTGATGGAATCTCATCTCCATGACTCGAAGACATTGGGAATTATCTTTGAGCAGATGGAAGAATTAAACAGACTTTGAGATATACTGAATTGTTAGATCTTCAATGCGAACTTTAGTGGTTCGCTTTTTTAATTTATAGCCAAATATCTCAGGTATCAACCCCTCGGGAACGTGTAGGCATACGGTAACGTACATTTTAGAGTCAAACATGGTGACAACGTCTATTGCTTTCTTCATTTCAACTTGAGGTAATAGATTCATTATACCACCGATGTCCAAATCTCGATTATGTGCCATCTTTACGATATACAGTGAATTCAAATACTCAGCATTGAATAGTTTATATAGTTCAAAACTACCAACTCTATTAATCATTAGTTCTTCTTCAGTCCATATCATACCACGGTTTTCGTCAATAGTAATTTCGAATTCATCTTTATCGTACAATTCAACAGTGTAGTCAGGATATACAGCGTCTTTTGAGGTTAGTAGCTTCTCAGCAATTTTACCCCTATTCATAATATCAGAGACGCTTAAATATGTTACATCAGTTAGGTGACCTTTTATCAATTCGTCCATTGAATGAGCTAATTGATTACAGAAATACACTAAATCATTATAATTTTTGACTGTCTTGTAAGGGTTTATTTGATTATATGTATTTCCAAAAAAATACAGTGAACCATTTATGTCAGCTACGTTTGATTTTGTTCTCATGGCAGTAATAATAATTCTGCTTGAATGAGTCTTAAATTCAATAGTACCATGTTTAGAGTATTCTGAAAAAAGCTCTATAGGCAATTGCTTTAATGTGATCGTTTTTTTAATCATCTATTGCATTTGCACTCATTAACATTGCAGTATATTGCTGAATTCTTTCTTCGGTAAGGAATCCATCTCTTTCTAATGAATTCAGAACCACTATGCTTTCAGAAAACATCCCTACCTGCATTAATCCAATTAACGAACTGAGCTTTGCCGACATTTGGATAGAATTTAACCCATATTGGCTTAGACCAACATGTAACATATGTGATCTAACTATAGAGATCATTAGCAATCCAGAACTAATATTCCAATTGCACTGAATGGTGAATCTTAGATATGCGTCATTTAATGATTCACTATTAACTTGTTTTATGAATTCACTAGCAAGTGAAGTAAGTTCATTTAGTATACTAGCAGCTATATTTGGTTGAATTATATTACCTAAACAATCCTTAACTATAATATCTCCAAGTTCAACTGCTCGAATAGTATCGTATCCGATATTAGCGAGGGCTACTGAATTCAAGAAAATGACTTCAGTCACACCGTCCCTTGTTAAGCTGTATATTGTTGAATATATTGGTTTTATCATTTGCTGATTTCCTTATGGGTTGTAAACTCTAAAATAATGTCTATTAGTGGATTCACTGATAGACTTTGAACTATTTACTATCGAGGTAGGAGGTGTTGACAAATCAGCGGCCAAGTTATCAACATATACTGCAGGTCCACGGGTTTTATATGTTGGATTTAGATTTGTTCCTGCTACTCCAAGCAAATTAAAATCAGTGGGCGATTTCCAGATCAATCCAATAAAATAGTTCTTAGATGCACTTAATCCAGTTATTCCCGATACGATATTAGCTAGGGTAGATTCAACATAATCGATTGTAGACGATATTGTTGAAGTGCTCCTGGGAGTCACTGAAACCAAGATCTCGGGCGGTCGAGTCCATGAACTGGATGAGACCCCGCGCCGAGCTGGTGGGATTCTTGATCTGCGGGTTACCCCCGACTCAGATTCGATGACAGCCAGGAGCCACGACACGTCGACCCCGAGGCGACGTGCGGCTTGTTCGGCTGCGGATGTTTTGGATGGTGTGAGGAGCATGCTGTCAGAGCACCGGGACGCGGTAGAGTAGCCTTTGCGTCAACACGAACAGGAGGCCTCGGGATGGAACGCCGATGACACGTTGGACACGGTTCTGGGTGGCCGGGAAGTGCACATTGAAGAAGGCGTTCTTGGACGTGGTGCCACACATCACATAATCAGTTCCCGTTGCGTTGTTGTAGAAGCCCAGAGCGAAGTCGCAAAAAGGAACATATTCCATGCGGTACCAAGAATTTGTAGACGAACCGATTAGTGAATTACCCGAAACCCAAGTTGACCCACCGTCGATTGATTTCGCGAAAGTTGTTCCGCCAGCATTAAGGCAAAGCAAAACACCACCAGCATCACAAGGCTCGGACACTCCGTCAAAAGAAGGCATGGCGACCGTATTCCAAGTAACACCGTCGGTCGTCCACTTGCAAACACCACCAGTATCAACGCTAACGACTCGATCCCCAACAGATGAGTGACAGATGCTACCGAAAGGCCCAAGAGATCCAGCGGACCAAGTGAGACCATCATCATCTGAATACGCGCAATTAAATCCAGACTGCGTGACGATAATTCGTCCAGAATCCAACTGCACAGCGTAGTGGATAGCGCCCATATCAGGAATAACAATAGCAGGCCCAAAGGTTGCACCTTGATCGGTACTGCGGCTGCACCTATTCCAGGCGCCCGTGAAGACAAGAACCGTGCCCGACTGCGTAACCAGCAGGCGGTCCCATATCTTCAAAGACGGCAATGTCACGCTCGAAAACGAGTCCCCGAAATCATTGGAACGAAATAAAACGGTGGCTTCTACGTTGAAAGTCAATAAAACAACACCAGTTGCCGGAATGATAGCCATGTGGGCGTAGCCGTCCACGGTGCGCAGAGGTGCTCCAGCAGGGTCCGCGAGGTCGAACTGCGGCGCCAGACCATTGTACATCCCCCAGGCTCTCGGAGTCGACTCGGGCAGACTCATGATCTTCCCATTCCCATCCGTGCCCAGGCGAGCCGCACCAGGGTGGTCCCGGAGGTACGTGTCACCATCGACGGCAATACCACGCTCGGCCACCAGGAGGCGCTTGGCGGCGATGCTGCTGGCCAGCATCTGGTAGATGGGGGGCACAGCATTGGGAACGACCGATGTGGCGAAGAACTTCACGCCGTCGAAGCCCACGCTGTAGAAGGACTTAGGCACAGCCGAACGAACGGTATACCAGCGGATCAAGTCGTAGGAGTAGCAGAACGAAACACTTCCCACACCGCTGTTGTAGTTGGCAGCGATCCACACACCCAAACCGTACGCGGACGATCCCCAGGACTCACCCAGGTCGACAGGAAGTGTCGTCACGACTGCGTCATCAACATAGATATACGCGGGGGTAGTCCAGGTTGCGCCAGCGTCAGCGCTGATCCAGAGCTTGCCCGAATCGCGACAGATGGCCAGAACATTCGAGTTGCGGTCTGTGGTCACGGCGCCAACGATGGCACCGCCATCAAGAGCCTCTGTGAAGGTCGTAAAGTCACTCGTCTTTCCGACGTATCTGCTACTTCCTGTCCACAAGAAGGTGTTGCCCGTCTGTACCATGTCGATGGCTTCGGAGGGAAGGAAACCCCCGCCAGATACATACGGCAACGCAACCCACGCGGCAGTACTCAGGGTGCCGTCCAACTGGTAGTTGGCTGGAATGTGTAAGGCGTAGTAGAGCGTGTTTGTTCCAACCTTGCCAGCCACCCAGGCATACTGGGACAGGTTGGACATCCAAACAAACGACAAGCCAACCCAACCGGTTTCGCCAAAAGCCTGTCTCAACGAATTGTCGTATTCTGTCGTCTTCCATTCGTCGGACGTCCAGTACAGATAACCATCGAGATCCTGGCCCACCCAGCAATCGTACTCGACACCATCCAGGTAGCCGCGACCTGCCGCAATACCGCGACCGCCTCCAGACCACTGGAAGTCACTGTTGACGGGTATGAGGATGCCGCCCAAGCCAGTTAACTGGTAGACTACAGAATCTATTTTATCATTATCTGAATTAGCTTTGAATTGTATATCATTTACGTCTGAAATTTTAGCTTCTAGAAAATCAGGATTATCGTCTGTAGCATTGATTTTGACTTTATAAACATCTTGACCCGCATCAGAAATATTTCCGTCTGCATCAGTTTTTAGTGCAACTGCATTTGAAGGAAATCGTTCAAGTCTTACAGATGTAGAATCTGTAGGATCCATTTTGTAATATTTGGAAATGTTCATGTCATTACCTATTTAGTTGTTATTGTGGGAGATCAGTTGCGTCGGTAATATTAGTGAATGTCTTAATACATAAATGAACTTCAGAATCTCCACTTTCATCTAATTTTGCTAGATTATAGTATGCCCAGCAATTGCTTGATCCTACAAGAGAAGGTGACCAATCAGATCCAATGTTTATTGTTACTTTGTTGTATGCTTTTTTAGTAGAAGGGTAGAATATTTTACTAGATGACGCTACTCCACTTTCTGTTCCTGCTAATGTTTTGTAATTACATGTTCTAAATGTAAATTCACCTTGTTTGTAAATGGAATTAATAGTGTCTTCGTAATAGAAAGGAATTCTATATTCACACGAAACCAGAACCAATGTGTCATTAGTTCTACGAAGGTCAACTCTAATGGTGTATGCCCTATCTGTACGAACAATTGATGATTCGTCTTCAATTACATGATTATCTGCATAGCTATGCAGATAAATGAACCCAATACCCTCTTCAGTTTCTACAGTTAGAATCACTCTGCCTTGAACTTTTTTTAAGTCGGCATTAATTCCATAATAAACAGATGAATTCATTTTAATAGGCATCATCAAGGATCTAAAGTAGAATTGTTTAATGTCGCCTTCTTCCCAAGTATCGTCTATATTAAATTCCACATTTACTGAAGCAATTGCATCTTCATTTAATAGACTAACTTCACGTCTGCCAACACGAACTCCATTGTAATCATATATCTCATTAGTTAGTTGATTAGGGTCAGTATCTAACGAATCATCGTTCCAATCTGGAGAAGTTGGATTTCCAAGTGAATCTTTAATAGGCTCATCACATCTAACCAATTGATCAGCATAACTAAAATATATTTCGGTATGAATTACTTTCTGATCTATCCTATTGCGGCTTTCATCAAATATTAAAGAATCTCCTGTTCCAACATCTACCGGGGATGTTATGTATCCATTTGAATCATATGTAATTACAAGAGGAGGGTCTAATAAATCAATTGGGTCATATGATCCATACTGGTAGTAATAAAACGGGGTTCCTACTGGAATTCTAAATGGACTTCCTATTGCAGGTTCTTGATAATACTTAATATCTTGAAATTGAGTTCCTTCGTATACTAATGACGCATTAGCCACATAATTCAAATCGGTTTGTAAATTATCTGAGCCGTCTATAGGATTTCCGTTTGCGTCAGTTCCTATAACTTTTGCTCCTAGTGGTAGTTGTTCAAATACCTGAGAACCATCAAAGGTGCCTGTTTTTAGTACGTAGCTGGAATTAGGGAGCAAAGGGCTAGTCATTATGCTATCTCCAATTTAATGTAAGGTATCACGTTCTTATTGATCATTCCTGATGCATTTGCATTTATTGAATTAATAGTATCAGGCCACATATCTAATCTGTTTGATTCATTATCTACAACAATATCATCACGAATAAATTGGAGAGGGACCCTACCCTCAAGATCCGCCATCGACATCATTTCAGACATATTCATAGTGGCGTATATAGAAGGCCATTCTGTATTTGGTGATGCAGCTAATACCACACAAAACCACCCTTGAACAGTTACAGGAGTCTCCAATTCGCCTACACTGTACACGTTACGGGCATTAATTATATGTATTTCTCCACTATCAATTAAATCCATGACTCTATTGTTTGTACTACCGATCATCGCAATATCATTGCCAGCTTGAATGTATAGGTTTGGTTTGTAAATAGCAAATTGTATTTCAGATATATTCATTGAATCTAGAAGCTGTATTACGGTGCATACTGCCTTGATCTCAATAGGATCTTTTGCAAAGAAATAAGCCCCTATTGCATGCGGATTAGCTATATCAGAACTTAAATCTCTAAAGGTTGAACAATTCACCAAAGGTGCGCTTTCAAAATTAGAACCTCCATTACCTGTACCGAAATACTTAAATGCATTACCGTTTTCTGAATACCTAAATCTATTTTTACTTTCGTTGTAGTATATTACGCCTTTTCCTGGGATCGCGAGAGTTGATTGTTCATTGTCTAATTCTTCTTCAGTTTCTATTACTATGTTAAGAGGTCCAAATATTTGGGTTCCGCTCACAATTTCAACGCTACCTGTCCCATATAGGCTAAAAACTCTTCTTGAACCTACATCGTTTTCTGAATCATTGATATAATCCCATAAGTAAAGATCGATTGCATTTTCGCTATTAGATAATGTAGAATGACGAGTTCTAAAGTTATGTCTATACTTTCCGACATTATTAGTAGATGCGCTTTCATTATATCCAAGAAGGAATTGCACGAAACCAGCCTGTCCGGGTAGATTTCCATTTCTAACTTCAATAGAGCGAATTTTACCTCTACCTGTAGCTGGATTAATGCTTAATGATTTGAATAATGTAGATCCATCATAATAAGATAAATTGTAATTCTCGTCTATTCCATAAGAAGTCATCCAGCTATTGGTATATCCCTCGCGAGCTAGTATATTGGCTGAGTAGAATTCTCCTTGATATGCAGTATTTTTTGGATAGAATGTCCCGTTACCTGAAGCGAAAATGACGGAAGGAGCCTTAAACGACCCATCTTGTAAGCTACTGAGTATGAATTCATAGTTCGCATATGCTCTAGAATCCTTTAAGTTGTTATTTCCTAAAGAATTTTCTAGAATGCTTTTTGATATTGGAGAAGATTCTACTCCGGTGACATCTTTAAGGTTCAACATGTGAATTATTTATCTAAGGTTTCTATTTGATCTTAGGGGGAAAAAAGAAAGACCCTCTTTCGAGGGTCTTGTTATTAATCTAGAGGTTCAGTGATAATTTCCTCATCTAGAGGATCTGTGTTTTTACTGATTTTACTCAATATTCCGTCTGAATACGATTCGAATCTACGAGACATTCCTAGAGACTTACATACTCCCTTTATGATTTGAATATCTCCAGCCTTGACCTCTGACTTAGCAACCGATTCCTTAACTCCAATGAAGAAACCGTCTAATTCTGCTCTTGTGAATACAATATTCATCCTATCTGGAGGGGTGACCTTAATCTTTTGCTTACCTTCTTCATCAAGAACAGGCTTCTTATTCTCATCAAAGGCAGGTTCCTTCTTACTATCATTTCGAATTCCCTCTGCGATTCTCTCATTGATCTTTGAAGCTACGAATCTAGCAACTTCACTCCCGTCGAAATATTCACCTAGCTTATAAACCGCTAGGTATTCTTCGGTGTTTAGGGTCTTTGTATATGTTTCACTCATTTGAGATCCTCTTATATGGTGGTTAACATGTATATTTAGTGACTTTTTTGGTCAAAAAATCACTCAAGTTTGTCGTTGAATAGTAGTCTTAGATAGGTATTTGCTGATTTGGAAGCATTACATCCAGTGACTGAAAAGCATGCTTTATGAATTACTCGCTCAAGATTGAGTGTATTTGAATAAACATCGCCAAGTTTCTTAGATTTTCCGTGACATTCATATATTTCGCCATTAGGCTCTGACATAATGAATGAAGATCCTATGACTGATCTACTTAATGAGAATTTATCGAATTCGCTGAATAATGTATTTTCTATTTCACTTCGAAACATTATCGGTTTCGGGTAGGTTTCTTTATTATATCTACCTTCAAATGCAGTTATCTCATACAAATAACCATTTTCGTTCAAATAATTTAAGTGTTTTTGATATAGATCGCTTGAATTTTCATAATATTTTGGGTGCGCTACATAGTTAATTACATATTTGAATTTATTCTCTATAATAAATCGCATACATTCTTCAAATGTCTTTAAGTTCCTAAATTCTGGATGAAATCCAACCCTAAAGAATAATTTATTTCGATCAATTTCTAATAGCTTTGTTTTGCTTCTAATCAATGAAGCATTAGTTGTCACTACTACTTGATTAGTTTTACATAATTCAGTAATCAAGTATTCAATATTAGGATAATATAGAGGTTCTCCTCCTGTGAGAGTAATTACCCAATCATCTGATAATCGGGATCTGACAAATTTGATTAGGCTTTCGAAATCCAACCAATCAGTATAATCATGTTTTAGGTGACTTCTCGCAACCCAAGCCTTATGTTCATTTGATACATACTCATCCAATGCTAATTGACCTTGTTCCTGCAGAATAACAGCCCGTTTATTGACTTCTTCCTGTGATAATTCCTTATCATGTAGTAGTAAATTACCTGAATCGTCTAATTTGAGCGGTTCTGAGAATTTATCAGATCCTCTTTTTGAGTCTGAAATACAATAACTGCATTTGAAGTTACAGTAATTAGTCAAACAGGCTTCAAATACCTTCATAGGTCCTCACTGTTTTGACATTTTATCGAGAATCGCTCTAAAGTTTCGGACGATGATTCCAGATTTACCATACGCCTCGTATTCCAAGCCATATCCCTCAGCATTTTCGTCGGGTAGATAGAATGATATTTTAACATTATCTAGTAAACCCTTATCTTGTTGCTCCATGTGTATGACTTCATGCGCAATTGATCGTAAAATATCAAGAAGACCCCTATTCTTGCAGTAAATTATAATGGATCTTTCTTCAGGTAAGACATAAGCGAGTCGGAGATCAGTCGAAACGGCTACATTTCCATCTTCATATGATTGTTTAAGCTCAATCTTAACAGGAAATTTCACAACAAGTACCTTAAATAGATATTCAGCAAAAGCCTTAATTAGCTTCTTATCCATCTCATTCCAATTATTTTCTTGAGAGTTCAAATGTATTTCATGTGCCATGTTTGTATTTATTGTCAAAAAGAAACCCCCTCTTTTGAGGGGGCTTGTGATTAAACATCGAAGGCTATCAGAATATCTTTGACTATTCTACTTCGCTGAACATCATCAAATCCCATTTCAACAATTGCGACGTTTTCAATGCCCTGCCCATCTTCACCTTTTAGCTTCTTTTTAATTGTAGATAGACCAGATTCTTCTCGATGTTTGTTTTTTCTATCATCCTGTGACGAGTCACCTGTCAATACCATTTTAGTATTTCCACAAATTCTAGTCAAAAGAGTCAAGAGAGTCACTTCATCAAAGTTTTGGGCTTCATCTACTATGACAAATGCATCAGAGATATTGCAACCTCTCGCAAAAGCGGCAGGATACAATATAATTCTCTCATTCTCTATGTATTCATCATATGTGTCTTTACCTATCAATTCAATAAGGGCTTCTGAGATTGGACTCTGGTAAGGGTCTATTTTCTCATCAACCCCCCCCGGCAAATAACCAATATCTCCGCCTACTGCAACGAGCGGTCTAATCACAATGATCTTGTTTATTCTATTATCTCCAAGCATATTCAGGGCCATTATCAGAGCAATTCTAGATTTGCCAGTACCTGCCGCTCCTTCTACAATAGTCACTATGTTTTTTCTGATAGATTCTACCAGTATCTTTTGATTTTCTGTGCGAGGGGTAAAATATCTTCCTCGGGCGTCCTGATAAATCGCTTCCTTATTCCACTTATATTCGGAATCATTGGTATTTTTGAAATATTCGCTAATGAGATCTTCCAATTCCACATCACTTATCTCATCATCATAATCATATTCAGTAAGAATTCGGTATACCTGTTCTAGCACATTTACCATGGAGCGCAATTTATCCGTTTTACCAACGCTAGAGACGAATCTAGTTACGTTCTTATTCTCTTCATATACTGTAAATGAAACAATTTCCATTAATCTAGCTAGTGTAGATTGAGTTAATACTTTTGACCTATAGTTTTCAGGCAAATACAGGTAAACCTCTGAGGATACCGAATGATTCTCAGATTCTTCTGCCTTCTTACGCTTCTTTTTAGCGTAAGTGCTTTTGTCTCTCATAACTACCCTTTCTTTCTTTCCAGCTTACGAACACGCTCTAATCTGCCTATGTCGAATGCTTGGAATCTTTCGGACCTAATCGGATATGTATTTTCAACATCTGAATTTAGTCCAACTGAATAGGCCGCATAGTGTTTCCTTACTAGTTTCTGCAGCTTCTTTATTTCTTTGTAGTCCATGAGAGTCTCAATGGGTTATTGGTGTATTGTGGAGGTCCACGACTATATTTAGTGAGCTTTGTGTTACAATCTGAACAGGAGGAGGACAACATGACAGCTAAGCGTATAGACGCTTGGGAGCGCATCCAGATTCGTGAACGTAGTGGCATCTGGTATTTTTTCAAATACACGTTGAAGGATTGGACTAGTAAGATTTTCAAGACTGACTTTCCTGAAGAATTACTATGCACTTCATTTAACCTCTTCTATAAGAAATGGACAGGAAATAACGACCCTGTAAATAGAAGTCAATTTGAAGATGAAGATGCATATGAAAGAGCCGAAGAACTCTATCAAGAGATCGAAGCCTTGTTAGATTATTGGAAATATAGAACATGGAAGCCAATCGACCGTATACTTGACGATCAGATGTTTATCCGTCTAGTAAAAATTAGGCATAAGTTGAATTTTGATTCGTTTTGAATAAATTATGGTATGGTATCAGTAGAAGGTGAATTTTCAGGTGAAGTAGTCATCCCATTAAGACCTAATAGTAGATGTCATCATCATTCTTGGGGTACAGGTCAGTGTTATCAGATAATTCAGAAACTTAGATTACCTGACGGCACATGGCAGATATTGCCTTCAAATGATGTTAGAATAGTCACATGGGATCTATTTGTGACTTGCGTTAACCTAGGTTACTATAGATTCGAAATATACGGCGCAAAGGAGCCTTAGGTGATAGTCGAATACAAGGATAGAAAAACAGAGGAACTTTTTGAAGTATATTTCAGATCTTATACAGAAGTCACTGATACTGTGATAAATGAAAAGACTGGAAATGTTTCAGACAAGCAATTCTCTGCAGGTAATTTCAAATTTACAAACCCAGATTTTCATTAGGAGCGCAGATAATGGAATTATATGTCGAATTTGATTGGTTTATTGGGCTTGGCGTAGGATGGAACAGTCATGAATATTGGAATGTATTGAGTATTCAGCTTCCAATTATCTCCCTGCACATTACGATTCCTCATATGGAAATAGAAGAAGAGTCTGAAATTGTAGAAGACGACGAAAGGCCGGACATTGATTGACGGAACATTAATTCCTCCTGTAGAAGGAATGATGCATAGTAAAATTGTGATTAAGGGTCCAATTCCTGATCATAAATTAAAAGTGTTCAAGGATATGCTAATTGTATATTCTTCACTTTCCAAAGATCCAAGGACTAAGGTTGCTGCAATGATATTGAGGCCAGACCTATCTATTGTATCTCAAGGATATAATGGCTTTCCTGCAGGATTCCCTGATGACCCGAAGTATTGGGATGTGAGAGAAACTAAAAATGCACTTGTGATTCATGCAGAAGAAAATGCACTTAGCTATTCTCCTAGTTCTTTCTTGAATAATCATATTTTAATTTGTACTCATTATCCCTGTCCTAGATGCGCATCTAAAATTATCAAGAGCGGCATATCTCATGTTTATTATTTCAATGAGAAACGAGTAGATCACAACTGTGAACTAACCGACGAGGTTTTTCAGCGGGCTGGAGTATCTACTTATTTTATTGGTTGACTTTCTTGACATCTCATCGTATCTTCTAAGTAACTAGGAGGTGCATATGGAAATCCATGTAGATACCATCGCACAGAAGGGTCTTATCAATAACGCGAAGACTCTTTCCGCTAATTTTAGGATTTTCAGGGACTTGTATTTCGAATATGGATATAAGGAATGTGAATTCGACATTTATCTCCATGCATATGCTTATGCACAGAATGAGTTGGAATCCTTCATTTCCGAGAATGGATTAATCACCATGTCGGCAACTGAAGAACACAATTACAAGACAATGAGCGAGTATCGAGCCAAGATGCTTGCTACTTTTGCATTTGAATTTCATGATGATATTCCAAATAGGACTCCTGAGTACGCGAAGAAAAGGGATCAATTCAATTATTTTGTTCGACTAGTTTCTACCTTGGTTTATCATCAATATAGATATGAAAACTATCATGAAGATAGAGAGTCCGAGGAGCGTAATTGTTATTATTGCTGGCTTGAAATTAGAAAGTATAATCGAGATAATTGTCTTCTAATGGGATTTAGCGATGAAGAGTTGATTGCAACTTTGATTCCGTGGTTTAAGCTGGCAATTCTTTCTAAGACGCCTGATCTTTTCGACAAGGTTGAAGAAATGAGAACTGGAGAACTTCTTCACAAATATGAAGGCAAAAGGCCAAATGTGCCCGCTTCAGAAATGGTAGATGGTTATGATTTCGATCTCGCAATTGGCAACATTGAAAATAAATAGTCAAATGAAGTCTTCTGGTTTACTAATTGATTCGTTTGGGAAATATTTGATTTGTCACGCAAGTCAATTTAACGGTAGTTTTTCTCGAAACGATGGAAATTGGGGTATTCCTAAGGGAATTGTCGAATACGGCGATTCTCTTTTAGATACTGCGTTCAGGGAAACTATTGAAGAAACCGGATTGAATATTAGAAATCTCGAAGAAAAGAATCTAGTTGTCGTAAATCGTTCAATAATTCTTAACTATAGAACTTCTAAGAAAACAGTTTATGCTTTTTATGTCAGGTCTAAAATAGATCTGACAAAATCTCCTCTGAAATGCATTTCTAGAATTGATGGTAGAGATTTACCTGAGAATGATGCATTCGCATGGGTTGATTGGGAGACTGCGAGGGCGATGGTGTCAAAAAGGCAAAAAGAACTGTTTTCTGAAGAAAATCGAGTATTACTGGTTGACAACTACTGACCAAGACAGTATCTTCTAGTAACGAAGGGAGGTACATCATGTCCGCACTACTTGAATTTCTGAACGAAATGTTCGGAAAGAATTCCGGCGCTACTACGGAAGATATTAAGAATCATTTTTCTGCCGATTTCGGTGTGATGGTAGATGTTGAAGATGACTTGTTTCTCTTCAAGTATGATCTTATCACGGTGAAGTGGAATCCAGTCACTCTGGAGTGTCGTGGAACAATCATGGCTCGATTGGACGATGGGTCGTGGATGTACGTTTCTCGTCCTCCAGTAAAGTTTTTTAACTTGCGAGAAGGACATTGCCCTTATTCCTCGAAGGATAAGTTTCTCGAAGATTTCGATCATCTTGAACTCGTCCAGAAGGCGGATGGAAGCGCAATTCAGATGTATTACTGGAAGGGTTCTTGGCGAATCTCGACTCTCGGGAAGATCAAGCCTTTCAAGGTAGGTGACTATCAGTTCACCTATGCTGAATTGTTCATGAAGCTATTTGGCGAGGATAAGTTGTCAAAGGCAAATCCAGAATACTGCTACTTCCATGAATTGTGTTCTGCATACAACATCATAGTAACTCAATACTCAGAGGACACTCTTTTCTTGCTACTGGCAAGGAAGGTATCGACGGGTGAGTACATGTCCACTTCCGAGCTTGATCGCGTGGCCGTAGAAGACTTTCATGAGAAAAGGCCATACAGACTAAAGGTTTCCGATCTACCACTCGTAGAGAAGACGCTAGAGGCTATGGAAGCATTCGTAGAAGCTGAATCTGGAGATTCAAAGTATGGATTGAACGCTGAAGGATTCGTTTTGTCGAATCCTGCTCCAATGGGAAAGATAAAGAACCAGAGATATTTGGTACTACATCGATTAATTGGAGGAGGTGATAAGGGACACACTGTGAATAATCTGCTCGACATGTTCTTCACTGGAGTAATTGATGATTTCTATTCAGATTTGACTCAAGTTCAGAAGAATGCAATTGAAGCTCTTAGAGCTAAGATCGCATTCATCAACTGGAAAATTGAATCGTTCATTTCATCGGTGAATATCAAGGAACTTGATCGCAAGTCATACGCTCTGAAGGTAAATGAGCAAGTGGAATTGAAGAGATTCTCTGCTTATCTATTCAACAGATATTTGGAAGAGAACTGTCCTACCTTTACTGAATGGCTTCTACAGGGCAAGAATAATTCCAAGAATTGGACTAAGTTCGAGGATATTTGGAAGGCTGAATTCACAATCTAAGGAGAAAAACATGGGGAATCGAAAAGGATTTACTCTTCTTGAGGCGCTCGTCGTTATTGTTATCATAGTTATAGCGGCGAATGCCATTTACCAGTCATGTCATATTTAATGGAGAAAAATCATGAGTCAGAAGTTTGAAGAAATCAATCAAGCAGTAACATCTGCGGCAAAGGCAAAGGATACTTCTCGCTTGCTGGTCCTTAGGACTCTAGTGAGCGTCATCAAGGGAGTGGCCCTAGCCTCCTGCAGGAAGGAAGTCACTGACGAAGACGTGCTATCTGCACTTGTCAAGGGCGTGAAGCAAAGGGAAGATTCAATTACACAATTCGAAAAGGCAGGAAGAACTGACCTTGTTGAGAACGAAACATATCAAATGAATGTTCTGAAGGAATTCCTTCCCTCTCAAATGAGCGAGGACGAAGTCAAGAATATTGTTCTAGAATCGATCGAGCGTATTTCTGCGGGTGGAGAAAAGAGCAAGAAGTTGATTGGCGCTGTCATGAAGGATATTGCCCCTAAGTTGAAGGGTAAAGCCGACATGAAGTATGTTCTTCAGATCATCGGATCGGTTCTCGTCTAAGATTTGAAAGTATGTGGTTGACAGGAAGGTACTCTTGTAGTATCTTCCCTCTAACTTTTAAGGAAGGAGATAAAAATGGGTGATAGAGCACTTGCACACGTCGAACGGGTAGTTAGTGTATATCCTATCGAAGGTGCGGATAATATCGAAATGACTCAGGTACTCGATTTTCATGTGGTTACTAAGAAGGGTGAATTCAGCGTTGGTGATTTAGTAGTATACATTGAAGTGGACTCGATTCTCCCAGACGGTCTTGATCCGGCTTTGCAGGCACAATACGAAATTCTCAAGAAGGCCGAGAAGAAGGCCACTGGAGATGATCTCATTCGCATTCAGAATGAAATGAGAGAAATCACAACCAAGAACAAGAAACCTGAATTTGAGTTTCTTCGTAAGAAGAAGTTCAGGATTAAGGCACTTAAAATTCGAGGAAAAGTTTCACAAGGTGTGATTTTTCCGATCACCATATTGAATTCATGTGGTTCCGTTATAAATAAAGACGGAGAGCACTACTTTGAATTCAATCAAACTCAACAATCGGAACATTGTTTACCTAATAACAAATGAAGTAAATGGAAAGGTGTATGTCGGCCAGACTACGAGCTATCTAAGAATCAGACTAGCTAAACACATACACCTAGCAAAAACAAATAACAAAAGACATCTATACAATGCAATACGCAAATATGGAATCGATAATTTCTCAGTTAATATACTAAGCGAATGTGTAACAAAAGAAGAATTAGATGCGGCTGAGATTTATTGGATTTCCTATTATAATTCAACCTCTAGAAGTAATGGATATAATTACGAGACGGGTGGAAGTAGAGGTGTAAATTTAGATGAAGATAGCAAAAGAGAAATTTCTCGAAAGCGAATGGAGACGCTTAGACTTAATCCATATAAAATGACAGATGAAACAAAGTATAAGATAAGAAATTCAAAAATAGCCTCGGGTTATATTAAACCCATTGAAGAAAAAAGAAAATCAATAAGATCTATTGAAAAATTAAATAAGCCTATTGACTTTGAAGAAGTTAATAAACTTATAAAAAGTGGAAAAAAATTAACAGATGTCATTCAATCTATAGGAGTTAGTCTGAAAACATTCAATAAGAGGGTGAAGCGAGAATATAATATGAAGCCATATGAATACACTCAATTCATCTTAACAGGGCAAACAGGAATTGTTAAACCTAGACTAGAAATGAATGCGAATCCACAATTCAAAGGATTTGACATTGAAGTGGCAAAATCGGAAATATTGAAATATAGAAACATGAAAGATATTGCAATGGAGTTAGGTGTTTCATATCCTACATTTTATTCTAGATTTGTGTCGTTGTGTGGGATTACACCAGTTGAATATTTACAAGAACATCAAAAGATACAGATATTAGTAGACATTGAAAACAAAATTAATGTTGATGAGATTATAAGATCTAGACATGTGACAGAAAAAACAATCAACAACTTTTGCCTTGAAGTTCACGGTAAAACCTATTCTCAATACAGGAGAGGATCATGCTAATTAAAATCGTGGAAGGAATGGATGTTACTCAGGCCCTCGGAATCGTGAAGGTTGTGGAAGACGAGGATGAGGTGAACACCGAAGAGCAGTCCGTCTCCAATAAGAAGGGCGCTATTGAAAAGTTCCTCGACCATCGATTCATGCGCTACTCCGCTTATAGGGCGATCAAGGCTCAGATTAAGGGCACTGATCGAACTGGCAAGTGGGAGCCTTGGATGGCCTCCAAGACCGACGAAGAGAACATCCAGAAGCTCTACAGCCGAATGTTTGAGCTATACGGGGAGGAAGCTGTATGGGCAGTGACCTCTAAGATCGAGGGTCAGTCCATGTTCGCCTACAATCA